AGAATAAACTACTTCCCCCTAATAGGTATTCAAGTTGGTCAACCCGCTGGTCATTAAGTTGGTCAGCGGGTAGGTCATGCCATTAGGAATACTCTAATCATATGATATACCATCTCAGAGACTATAATGGTCGCTGCGACGCCAACGATCACGCCTACTAACTTAGTCATCATCCCCTCCCATATATTTGTCCCACTCTGCTGGCGTAACTCCAGTTTTAATAAACTCTCTGGCGTCGCTAGATAGTTCTGGGAACGCCTCCTGTATCAGTTTATCCCCTCGACGCCAAGCCAATAGACGTAACTCAAACTCATCTTGATCGTATAGGTCAAACTCCATTGTATGTAATCTATCTGTGAATGGTGACGTCTTAGTGATTCTAGCTGGCATTTATTACCTAATGTGTTCTACAATAATATATGACTTCTTACCATCGGCCCAGAATAACTTTAGTTCTTGCTGAGCCTGTTCCTTTGTCTTACATTCCATTACTAGGCCATTGGTTTTTGAATCTACAATCTGCCAATATGTAGCAGCTGTTGGTGTCTTATTCATTGTTATCTCCCTTATCGAGCCCATGCTCAATATTATATATCTCTGTTCTAATTTCGTCTAGATTATCTCTATACTTTTCTTTATCCTTAAGAAGAATGTTACATCCTCTTGTTGATTTATCAAGAATTAATATAATCTGTTCTAGCCTACGCAAACGATAGTCAGCTCTGTTACGATAAGCAATGGCGTCTAATTTAAGGCTCATTATGCAGCCTCCTCTACTTCTCTGACATGAGAGCAAGTATTACGATAACCGTATCCAGTACAATTACAAGCGAGGCTACCATCATCGCAAAGAGTGACAGTATAGGATTTGTCACCCCTAGGAATAACGACCATTGTATTACTGGTGTCATTAGAGCGACTAGTAATACCCAGCCAGCCACAAATAATATTATCTTTATGTAGTATTCTAAATGGGGCATCTTTATCTCCTGTAGTCATAACAAACCAATTGTCGTCCAGCCAGGGAAATCTAGGAACGACATCGCCAGTATAATCTGTATACTCTTTGACTACGCCAGCAGCATATCTATCTCTGGCGTCCCAACGAGGATCCTTGATTCGAACAGTAAGACGCATGGTTGACTCCCGAATAAGAATACATTATACTATGAAAATGTCCGGGCGACAAATTAAAAATCGCCCGGAGCAACCTGTAGACAACGAAGCCCAGCGGCTCGCCACATCTTAACTACGCGATCGCGATCTTCTAATACGAGGATAGGTTTATATCCCGCTTCGTAGATCTGCTCGAGTAATTCGAACTTAACGATATCGTCATTACGGCGATCGCCTAGCTTACGCATATAGAGAGCATCATAAGGAATATCATTGGCGTTTAGCCATTCGATAGTCTCTGGCCGACACTTCTCGTCACGAGCAGTACACAGAACAATCTTAATACCAGCGGCAGAGGCCATATCAAGAATGCTAACTACCTCCTCGATAGGCTCATCCTTGTGCGCATTCGCATGCCACTTATCCCAATCCTTATGGCCATTGGTGATATAGTGAATACGATGCTCTGTGTTAGCTATAGTTCCATCAATATCGCAGATATAACAGTCCACTACGTTTTTCCTCCTTTGGACGTTTCAGTTTGTTATAATTTTCATTACTTACAACAGGTAACTTTCGCTACCTTCTGCCAGTTATTGCTAGTCTTACGGATAGAAGCAACCTTCAGAGCCATACGCAGAGACAACTCGCGAAGGTTCTCGGCATACGCTTCGATAAACGTAAGCACATCTACCTGCTGATCGAAATCGAGATGCGAGAGCAATCCCTGCGCAACTACCTGACGAATACGAACGAGATAGTCCTGGCGAGTCTTCATCGCGAGATCCAGATAATGGGCACGAGAAACCATCGCCTGAAGATGCGGCGCTAGTTTGTGACCACGATCGATCATAGCATCGAAGTCGTAGTTAGAGATGAAGATAATGGATCCCTCGAACACGAAAGACCTGGGGACGAGTTCGCCAGTATCTTCATCAAGCAGTTTGCCCTCGGAAAGCCAAGAGACGACGCGACGCTCTGTCGTATCACAAACAGCCTTGAGGAGATTAAGACTGATGTCATCAAAGAAAATAGCGTCAGCGTCGTCAAACACCAAAACTTGGCCAGCTTCGCGGTAAGCATACAACAGTTTAACAAGGCCAGTCGCACGGACATAACCTTTCGTGATAGCATAGCTATTACCCGACGGATCCCACTGCTCGAGTTTCTTCTCGATAGTATAGGACTTACCGAGACCAGCTGGACCAGAGACAATCAGCGCACGAGAGTCGCCAGCAATACAGCTATCGGCGAGCATTTCGAGAATATCAAATCGCTCGGCGATACGAGCCTCGATCTGATCTTCGCTCTCGTTACAATTCGGCAGCGGAATAACATTGTCATTTTTACGGGCACGAGCCATAGTTCTCTCCTCAACTTATAGAAATAGTATACCGCTGCTCTTGTAAAAAGTCAAGCCTCTTTTTCTATCTCAGAGACTCTCACAAACTCGCCATACAACATGTGAGGATATAGCCAATCTGCCATATTCTCGGCTTCGTCGAAAGTTTCGAACACGTAGGACTGGCCCTCAGATGAAGAGAGTGGGCGCCAAATATATTGGCCTTCTTTCTTTACGTTCACTTCGATTTGATATTTCATCATTCTCTCTCCTCTCCGAAGAAATTCTTATATTCCTCTTCAGTCATCAGTTCTTCGCAGTAGGCAAACAGATCGCCATCCTGCCACAGGCGCCAGACATTACCTTTAGAATCAGTATGCTGAGCATAATCTAGAACATTAGACCAGGTATCCCAATAGAATTCGTTCTCCGGATCAGCGAGATCTACTACATCTTCATGCAGGACTCCCCAACCACCAAAATCCTCAGAGAAGATCTTGGGAATATAAACGCCATTACGATCGCTCAGCAGGATTTCGATACCAGACATCGGGTTTCTCCTCATCATCATATTCTTAGTATACCATATCCTACGTAAAAAGCAAGCTCGAACTTAACCATAGAGATCAAGTTTACTATCAATCTCTCCAAAAATATCGCTTTACTTTCTCGCCAAACCCAGTATAATCATTGTTGAGGGTTGAAAGAGGATACTTCGATGAAACAAATAAATCCAATGGCCTTAGAGTTACGCTCAGGCAAATACAAACAGCGTATCGTAAAGAGCAAGAAAAAGTATAACCGTAAAAACATCCGCAAGCATTATGGAGTAGAATAATGACCGAGTTTCTGAGCAAAAACGCTGACGAAGCACTGGTTCAAGTTAAAGAAAACCTTTACGAGCGACTAGAAGGTCTTCGTGATTATCTTGCAAAGATGGCTGAATGGGGTTATGCTGCTGATTCTATGGAACAGCAAATGATGAACGAGATCCAGTTTCTGGAAGATCTGCTTGATATGATCGAACGGAGTTGAGATGTTGAAGATTGAAATCCACTGGATATGGAATCCTAAACACTGGGCGTTTCATATCGTGGAAAGGTTCAACAGTGGAAATCCATATAGAAGTTACAGATTTGGGCCGTTGTTTGTGAGGAGATTTTGGTAATGATTAGCCTTCCGAAACTATACAAGATTGACACTAAAGGTAAGACCCGTGTTTGGTGGATCGAACATGACAGCGAGAAGTATCGGACACATTCTGGTATCAATGGTGGCAAGATTGTAGTTTCGGGCTGGCAGTATCCTACCGAAAAGAATGTCGGTCGTGCTAATGCGACCGATGTTGCTATGCAGGTTGCTAATGAAGTAAATGCTCATTATGTAAAGAAGCAGTTTCAAGGCAAGTATTATACTAGCGTTACTGCTGCTAAGTCGAAGGATGATTTGTTCTATGAGTGTATGCTGGCCGACAAGTATGATGCCAAGAAGCATAACAAGTTCCCGTATTATTCACAGCCGAAACTTGATGGTGTTCGCTGCCTCGTTTCTAAAGATGGTATGCAGTCACGCAATGGCAAGCCTATTATCTCTGCTCCGCATATTCGTGAAGCATTAGAACCATTCTTTCAGAAATATCCTGATGTGGTTCTGGATGGTGAACTGTATAATCACGATCTAAAAGACAACTTTGAAAAGATCATTTCACTGGCACGGAAGACAAAGCCAACTGCCGCTGATTTGGAAGAGTCTAAGCAGATGATCCAGTATCATGTCTACGATGTGATTATGGATGGAACTTTCCATGAGCGGTCGGATTTCATTGTTCAAATGTTCGGCGAAAGTCTTTTAAATCCCCCTGTAATAACCGTCGATGTGCATGTTGTGGATGACGAACATGACCTCAAAACAATGCTTGGTCATTATCTTGAAATTGGATACGAAGGCCAGATGCTTCGTGTTCCTGACTCGCTGTATGAAGGTAAGCGTTCCAAGAACCTTATCAAGCATAAGGAATTTGAGGACGAGGAATTTGAAATCGTTTCCATCGAAGAAGGAAAAGGTAACTGGGCAGGTGCTGCCAAGCGTGTGGAAATCCGTTTGAAAGATGGAACGACACAGTTTTCGGGAGTGCGTGGCTCATTTGACATGCTCAAGGACTTGCTGTATAATGCTAATGATTATATCGGCACGGACGTTACCGTGAGGTATCAGAACAAAACGGAAGACGGTAAACTTCGTTTTCCTGTTATCGTTGCTTTTTGGAAAGGAAAGCGTGACCTATGAAAACTCTAATGATCCACTATACAAAGTCGAAACATAGACATTTGTAATAAATAAGATGCTTTTTTTACGTAGGAGGATACAATGAAACAGAGCATAACTCGAATAGTATACTCAATCATCGATGACCGTGGCTTTATTGTTGATAAAGTCGCGACCTTCAATACGCATAAAGAGGCAACGGATTATCTACTTTATCTCAAAACTCTGAGTTTGCATGGTAAACCTGTGTTGGAAGTAAAATAAATATATCGCTCTTATGAGCAATTCTTTCGAAAGGAGATTATCATGAGTGGATATAAGACATATCTGATGGCTCTATTGGTAGGCGTTCTACCTTTGGTCACAGAGAAAGTTGGAGCAATTGATTGGAATGCATTGCTACTTGGTTGGGGCGTTCCGGAAAATTACGTAGTTCCTGCTGCCACTGCAGTTAGTGCGATTGTAATGATTGTAATGCGAATGGTCACACAGGCAACTACTGTAAAGACTGCTTTGGAAACACCACCACCAGCTGAATAATGAATTGGGCGGTTTATCCGCCCTTTTTTATTGATTTATCTGCATCATCTAGAAACTTACGAATGCTTTCTATGGAGCTTTTACATGTTAAATTGTTCTTATGTAGCTGAACAATTAATTTTGCCACTTGACTATCCGTCAGAGTGTTCCAGTTCGGAAAATGTTTCACAACAGGGCAGTAATACATTGCCTCGTCAGGATGCACAACCATATGACGATATGTCGTCACAACCTGCTTCGTGTCATTACAAGAAGCCAGTAGTATTACTGCTACCAATAGAATAATCTTTTTCATTTGCTCAACTCTCTAATTGTATTCTTGAGGATATCCGAAGATGAACGATCGTTACCCTTCCCAACTTCCACGTCAATCGCAGATTCAATTTCTTTTAATTTACTGTCTAATTCTTCTTTCTGTTTGTTCAGCGAAGATATTATTTCATCCTTATTTTTAGAGATAATGCTCAGATTCTCTATGAATAGTTCTTTATCCTTGACATTTTGTTCAAGTTGATTTATATTATACTGTTGAAGAGCTACTTGTTTTTCAAGATCTACAATCTGACGATGTTTCATGTAAAGACCAGAAACCAGTCCACCAACTAATATAAGTATAGACAGCCATTTGATGGCACCAGATGATATTAATGATAGTAGTATATTCATGACAATCTCCGTGCTTTTACGGAATATTTATAAGGGAGAATGATATGTTCAAGATTACTGAAGAAACCAAGGCAGCGGCAGTCGAGGAAATGCGTAAGATTCTAGGCGATGGACCTACTGACGCTCAATTAGACGAAGCATTTGAAGCGGCAGTTGCTATTGTAAAGAAGCAGTTTGGTATGTGATGGATAAGTGGGAAAAACTAAAATCACTGATTGAGGCAGACTTGTCGTGGATGGTTCATTACTCCCATGACAAGAAGTTTGATGGAATGATGTCCGAGAGATATCTAAAGTTGATGAACAAGTTGGAGCAGGAAGAAAATGACAAAGACGAAACCAGAAAGTGAATTCATTTTTGTAAGACGTGAAAAGCCAGATTTCAATAATCCGGAACATACTATTATGTTTAGTATCGAAAGAAATAATGAAAAAACAGATTTGACAGATTTAGTTTATCTAACAACTCAGGCTAATGGCGTAGAGGAATGGGTTCATAAAGATGCTTATCAATTTTACTATGACCTTATGCATAAGCATGATAATATAAAAGAATGAGTGGGATCCGAAGATCATAAAGATTTTTTGGAAGGATTATCATAATGAAATACACAGCACCAGTAGTATCGACAACGTTTCTTCTTCGTGATGTTCTAAAGTTCGACAATGAACTTACAGAGCCGATTCTAACCGAAGCAGCAAAACTATGCGAAGAAGTTATTGCTCCTACTAATCAGTCTGGAGATAAACTTGGTTGTGAAAGATGCGTATTTGACGATGTTATTGTACCAGCAGTTTTCCATGAACCGTGGAAGAAATTCAAAGAAGGTGGTTGGCTTGGTTTATCAGTTCCTGAACAATATGGTGGCCAAGGTCTACCATATACACTTTCGGCTGCGGTAAACGAGTTTGTATCCTCGTCTAATATAGCTTTCTCTCTTTTGCCCGGCCTTACTCGTGGAAATATTCAAGCACTATTAGAAGTTGCAACAGAAGGACAGAAGCAACATTTCATTCCCAAGATGGCATCTGGTGAATGGACAGGCACAATGAACCTGACAGAACCGCATTGTGGAACTGATCTTGGTTTGATTAAGACAAAGGCTACTCCTGCTCTTTTAGAAGATGAATTTTATATCACAGGCCAAAAGATTTTCATTTCATGTGGTGAGCATGATCTAGCAGATAATATCGTTCATCTTGTTCTTGCTCGTATTGAGGGAGATCCAGAAGGCGTCAAAGGCATTAGTATGTTTGTGGTCCCAAAACTTTGGAGAGAGAAACAAAATAATGTGTCTTGTGGATCTATTGAAGAAAAGATGGGCATTCATGGTTCGCCAACTTGCGTGATGAACTATGATGGTGCTATTGGTTATCTTGTTGGTGAACGATGCAAGGGTCTAAATGCCATGTTCATTATGATGAATGAGGCACGCCTTGGTGTTGCTGTTCAAGGTCTATCGCAATCGGAGTTGGCATATCAAAATGCTCTTGCTTATGCCAAAGATCGTATTCAAAGTGCCAAGATTACAGATCCCAAAGGTAAGTCTGTTGCTATCATAGAACATCCTGACGTTCGCCGTATGCTTATGGATATCAAATGTATCAATGAAGCTGGACGACTTCTTGTTCTAGAAGCGGCAATGCTTTGCGATGATAAATCACAAGAAGCACAGGATCGTCTTGGTCTAATGACTCCAGTTCTCAAAGGCGTTCTAACAGATTATGGTTTTGAGAATGCTGTAAAAGCGCAACAGGTCTTCGGTGGTCATGGATACATCAAAGAATGGGGTATGGAGCAGATTGTTCGTGACGCTCGTATCTGTCAAATCTATGAAGGCGCTAATGGCATTCAGGCACTAGACTTGATTGGTCGTAAGTTGCCAAAGGATATGGGTCGTGCTATTACAAGGTTCTTCAATGATAGCGAAGCATTCTTGACCAGTTCTTACGATAAGCAGATCAATGACATTGTTCAGCCAATGACACAGGCAGTAAGTGAACTAAAGCAAGCAACAGAATGGTTGGTAGAAAATGGCATGAAAAATCCTAATAATGCTGGTGGCGCTTCCTACGACTACATGAAAATGTTTGGATTAGTATTACTTGGCATGGCACATATTCGTATCTGTCTTGCTACTGACGATAAGGACAGACACAATACCGCAGAATATTTTATGGAACGCATTCTACCAGAAACGAGTTTTCTACTAAAGCGTATCCGTTTCGGTTCGGATACAATGATGAGGGCAGAACTATGATTTTACAGAACGAAAAACTAAACGCTATAATCAACGATGTGCCAAAAGAAAACGTTGAAAACAAGATGAACTGTCTATTCCTTTTTGGCCTTCTAGAAAAGGTTCTATCTGAAAAAGACGAAGCAATGAGAGACCAGCGCCTCAATGATATGAAAAACATGCTTGAATGGAAAGAGACATGATCTTTGACTATAAAGAAGATACTTGTAAATATGTGGTTCATTCCAAGAGGAGTGGAAACGAGTTCGCTATTTCATTTACTTCCGTAGATGAAGTGGCGAATTATGTCGAAACCGAACAGAATGTAACTGGTGTATGGAAAGTTGTGGCACAAAAGATACCACCAGAAATTTATACTAGAAAGGTCAAAAAATGATCTATACTGGAAGTTTGTTTGATGGATATGATTTCAAACTATTCGCCAAGACAGTTCGTGGTATAAACAATAAATTTACAGGAAAACTAATCAGGCAGTTATATTCTGGCTCTATATATCCTAATCTAGAATTATATCTAGAAATTGAAAAGAGATTGAGAAATGTCCGATGAACTGGTGAATCAATTACATGAACTGGCCAATTGGGTTGAAAAACACAATAGCGTCCATTGTCATTCTGTTCCAAGAAAGGCAGCATATACGATTGAACGATTAGAGGAAGAAAATTCTAAACTACGCAAAAGTCTTAACAAACATGATTTGACTTTTAATGACTATGTTAATAGATTTATAGGATTCTTTCTACTACAATGGTATCTATTTAAAAAGAAAAGGAAAAAGAATGTATGATGAAATCTTTGATGATAATCTCAATGGTGGTATTCCCCACGGTTGCTAGTGCAGCAAATAGTTTCGCACAACCATATCATTCTTTGAGCGGTGGTCCTCCTTCTTCTACTCCAGCATATTCATGGAGCAATCCTGGCTGGAGCGAAGGAGCGACTTCTGGATACAATACTGGATATGGTATTGCTAGAAGCATGGCAGGTAGTGCTTCTGCGCCTGGACCTACACTCCCAGGAAGAATGTTTGAAGAAGAGGTAATTGAATGAATTTATTTCAAGAAGGAAACTTTATATCTCATGCTGGACATGAGTTAAATTGGAAAATTGAATGCGATGCTTTGACTGATGGAGATTGGGATTGTTTAGCAAGGATCATTCATGAGCGTACTCGTTTTGGCAGTGTTTATGGTATTCCTCGTGGCGGCGTTAAATTGGCTTTAGCGTTGGAAAAGTACATTACACCAGGAGTTCCATTACGATTAGTTGTCGACGATGTATACACGACGGGCAAATCTATGAGAGAAGTAATGACTGGAGATGACCTTGGATTTGTTGTATTTGCTCGTAGAAGGATTGAATTTGATCCACAAAAATACATTCGTGCTATTTTTACGATGGACATGATATGATAAATAGTCTTGCCTTCTAACCAAAGGAGCGGTGTTGAAGAACAAAGAGAAAAAGAAGTATCGTGCTATCTTTATATCAGATGTTCATTTGGGTACAAAATATTCTAATGCTGAAAAGTTATTAGAGTTTCTAAAAGAAACCGAAGCCGATAGATACTACTTGGTTGGTGATATTATTGACGGATGGATGATGCGAAACAAAGTCTATTGGCCTCAGGCGCACAACGAAGTCATTCAGTTCTTTCTAAAGCAATCAAAGAAATCAGTAGAAGTCTATTATGTAACTGGCAATCATGACGAGTTTCTTCGTGAGTATGCTGGCACCGAAATGGGTAATATCAAATTGGTGAATGAAACTATTCATAATGGAGAGAATGGTAAGAGATATCTTGTAATCCATGGTGATCAGTTTGACCTGATTACAACAAACGCCAAGTGGCTTGCTCTTATCGGCGGTTGGTTGTATGATAGAATGATTGATCTAAACAGATATCTACAGAACATATATAATTATTTTGGCATCAACGGTTTCTCTCTTTCGGCATGGGCGAAACAAAATGTCAAGGAAGCAGTAAACTTTATTGGTGACTATGAAAAGGTAGTTGCCGATGCTGCCAAAAGGAGATGCGTAGATGGTGTGGTTTGCGGTCACATACATCATGCTAATATATGTTCTTTTGATGATGTTGAGTATATGAACTGCGGCGATTGGGTAGAATCCTGCACCGCACTTGTTGAACACTATAATGGAAAGTTTGAGATTATAAGACGATGACAAACATTACAATTTTTACCGATGCTTGGGAACCACAAATCAATGGAGTTGTCACTACACTAAAGACGACAATCAAGCATCTTGAGAAACGTGGTTATGATGTAAAAGTTGTCCATCCTGGTATGTTCAAGGTGACAGTTCCACTACAACCATCAACGGGCATTTATATGCCACTTTTGCCTATGGGTATCGCTGATGAATATGTGAAGAATGCGAACCACATTCACATAGCAACAGAAGGAAGCATAGGTCTTGCCGCTAGATATTATTGCAAGAAGTATAAACGACGCTATACCACATCGTTCCATACTAAGTATCCAGATTATCTATATGAACATGCTTATATACCACCAAGAATTACTGGTCGGTATTTTCGTTGGTTCCATAGAAACAGCGATTGTGTTATGGTTCCTACCCCCGCCATGGTTGATTACTGTGATACACTGGGTATCAAAAACCTAAAGTTATGGTCTCGTGGTGTTGATACCGATCTTTTCAAACCCGATCCAAACTGGAAGAAGATGGAAGTAGAAAAGGTCATTCGGGCTATCTATGTCGGTAGAGTATCAGCCGAGAAAAACCTAGAAGCATTTCTGAGTATAAAGAATGAAAGTATCGTAAAGTTTATTATTGGTGATGGTCCACAGTTAGAAGAATACAAAGCAAAATATCCAGATGCCTATTTTTTGGGTAGAAAAACACCAGAAGAAATCGCTAGAACATTACAGGTACAAGATGTCTTTGCATGGCCATCCATGACAGATACATTCGGTCTTGTTGTGCTTGAAGGAATGGCATGTGGTTTGCCTGTAGCAGCATTTGACAATGAAGTGAACAGATATATCATTGACACGAAATCTGGTTATCTATCAAAGGATAATCTAGAAGTTGCCATCACAGGTGCTTTTCTATTGAAACGAGAAGATGCAGTAGCAAGAGCAAAGCATTTCTCATGGGAAGCAGCAACCGATCAGTTTGTAGAAAATCTGGTATGAATGAACTTGACGAAATCTTACTTGAACAACTCCACAATTCAATGAGAAATCGAAAGCATCTAAGGAGAGTTTCTAAACTTTTGAAAAACGATCCTGAAGTGGAGAAGGGTAAACTTTACATAGAGGGAAGAATAAAGTTTTTTGAGACTATGATAGAAGATAAGTCTTTATTAAAGAAAAGACCCAGAAGAAAGAAAATAAAAGAGTCAGACTTGTTGGCTAGAAATCCTGTATATGAATGGTATAGAAATATAATGTATATAACATTTTTTGGATATAAGTCGTTCGTCGATTATGCTACACAATATATGACTTATTTCAAGAAAGATAAAAATGAGGAAACCTAATTTAGAAAACATGATTCAAATTCCAGAAGATGTATTGAGACAGGCTGTCGATTATATTCCTGAAGACGAAGAATCTGGCATCAGAATAGTTTTAGAAGCAGCTGAAGATTTTAAGGCTGCTAACATGACTCCTATTTTTATTATGGACAGATACACTATGTCAATATATGTGGTTGCAAAGGAGACTTTTGGTAAGAAACTTCATTAATGGAGGTATCTAATGTCTAGAAGTTATAAAAAACATCCAGGTTTTGGTATTACTAGTGCACCGAGCGATAAACCAGGAAGAATAAAAGATCATCGTCGTTACCGTCATTATTACAAAGATAAGATTCGTCATGAAGAGTATGACGACATCGAACCACCAAATTATAAAGAAAATCCATGGGGTTGGCCAAAAGACGGTAAACAGTACTGGTTAGATGCTACTGATCGTGATCTCAGAAAATAGTATTTGACTTTCAAATAGGGTTATAGTATAAATATACTCAAGAGTGGCGGTTTCCGTCACCAAGGCGAAACTGACCACTTGATTTTTTTCTCAATGGAGAATTATACATGAGTACAGTAACTACTACTGCAGTTGCAGAAAAGGCAGATGTCGTCGATCTCCGTGGTATGTGGATTGGCCTTGGCCTATTAAACACATTCTATCTCATTGTTCGTATCTATGAACAGGTTTATGGCTGGAGGGCCGGACTTGATTCATTTGCTCCAGAGTTTCAGACATATTGGATGTCTATTCTTTGGACAGAGATTCCGCTTGAGCTAGTATCAGGTCTAGCACTTGCTGGTTATCTTTGGAAGACTAGAGATCGAGCCATCGACAGCGTAACTCCTCGCGAGGAAATGCGCCGTCTAGTTACTTTAGTTCAGTGGCTTGTTGTGTATGCCGTCGCCATTTACTGGGGCGCATCTTTTTTCACTGAACAGGATGGAACATGGCACATGACTGTAATTCGTGATACTGACTTTACTCCAAGTCATATCATTGAGTTCTATATGTCATACCCAATTTACTCAATCATTGCTGTTGGTGCTTTCTTTTATGCTCGCACTCGTATTCCATACTTCTCACATGGATACAGCCTAGCATTCTTGATTGTTGCCATTGGACCATTTATGATCATTCCAAACGTTGGTCTCAACGAGTGGGGTCATACTTTCTGGTTCATGGAAGAACTATTTGTCGCTCCTCTTCATTGGGGCTTCGTGTTCTTCGGCTGGATGGCATTGGGTGTATTTGGAGTTGTTCTACAGATCCTAGGGCGTGTTCATGCTCTAGTTGGTCGTGAAGGCGTTAGACTTCTAACAGAATAAGAAAATAATTGAGGGGAGAGCTTGACTTTCCCCTCACAACTATTATATAATATGTTGTATCGCCGTAAGGGATACGTAATCTATACTCGCTCTAAAGGAGAATAAAGATGACTAATGATGTATTTTCTTTCAACACAGGTAATATCGACAAGTGGTTTGTTGGCGCAGATCGTATGCTAAAAACACTAGCATCTGCTCAAGAATCTTATGCAAAAGCTACTAACTGGCCTCCCTACAATATTGTAAAAGTGGACGATAATAACTATACTATTGAACTCGCAGTGGCTGGTTTCGGAAAACACAATCTCGACATTGAACTCGCGAATAACACTCTTGTTGTAAAGGGTGGATTCTCTTTAGATGATGTTGATCCCGTGACAAACCCAGTTCAGTATCTGTACAAAGGTATCGCTGATCGTGTATTTACTCGCAAGTTTACTCTTGCTGACACAGTCGAAGTGAAGAATGCTGAATATGTTAATGGTATGTTAAAGATCTTCTTAGAGAATGTTGTTCCAGAAGAAAAGAAAACTAAAAAGGTAGACATCAAATAATCTTCTAAATATGGGAGGGCTTCGGTCCTCCCATTTATCATAGGAGATTAATTATGGCTAAAACATTCAAACAAGCATTTGCTGATGCGAGAAAAGCTGGCAAAGAAACATTTATTTTTGATGGTAAAGTTTATACGACTGAGGTGGCAGTTAAAGAAGCTGACGAAACAAAGTTCGTTGATGTCATCAATACAGTAGCAGACGCTAAGGTTCCTACCGCTGGTAAACTAAAGAAAAACGTATGGCCCCTACAGCGCGAACTTCGTGCAAAGTTCGGCACACCAGATTACGGCGGAGCGTTTAGAAAGCACATGGTTCAGGTCAATCTACCTTATACCATGTGGATGGACGATATTAAGATTACCAGAACATGGATGAATAAGTCCTGCGCCGATTCTCTTGTTCGTGTTCTAACATATGTGTGGGACGAGAATGGCAGAGACTATGATAAGATCAAAGCACAGCAACTACATGTCTTTTCTGGCACCTGGAACATCCGTAACATGCGTGGCGGTTCTTCTCTTTCTACTCATGCCTTTGGTGTCGCTATTGACATTGCCGCACCTTGGAATGCTCTTGGTAAAAAGCCAGGATACAATAAGCACTCTTTCACTGAAAAGTCTCTAATCGTTCAGGCGTTTGAGGCAGAAGGTTGGGTTTGGGGTGGTCGTTGGGAACGCCGTCCTGATGGTATGCATTTTCAAGCAGCAAGAATTTGACTTTTTACTAAAAAACTATATAATTGATTGTGCGGCATAATAGAAGGATAGTATTATGGATTGGAGAAAAATTACTCCTTGGGTGTTGTTTGTATTAACAGGAATTTTTCTATATTCTATGTGGAATGAAAGTTCTCACAAAACATACTCAAGAGAAATTGGGTTTAGCGAGCTTGTTACTCAAATCGATGAAGGAAGAGTCCATGATCTCACTATTGCAGGAAATCAAGTTACTGGTCATTTTGTTGACAACAGGACATTTAGTACATATGTTCCATCAGTCGGTAATTTTATGGAACAGATCAAAGGTAAGAAGTTACAAGTATCAGCAACTCCACCAGAAGAAACAGGATTCTTCACTAATCTAGCAATTAATCTACTACCTGTTCTTTTGTTCTTTAGTATTTGGATTTGGTTATCAAGAAGAACTTCTGGAATTGGTGGACGTGGTCCATTGTCTATGGGCAAGTCTAAAGCAAAGATGCTTTCTGAGGAAGAAATCAATGTCAAGTTCGATGACGTTGCTGGTGTAGATGAAGCAAAAGAAGATCTAGAAGAAGTTGTAGAATTTCTAGCAGCACCACATAAGTTCCAAGCAGTTGGCGGTAAAATTCCCAAGGGCGTTCTACTTGTTGGTCCTCCAGGAACTGGTAAAACTCTGCTCGCTAAAGCAGTAGCTGGTGAAGCTGGTGTTCCTTTCTTCCATCTTTCTGGATCTGACTTCGTAGAAATGTTTGTCGGCGTTGGCGCATCTCGTGTGCGTGATATGTTTGAACAGGCAAAGAAGAATGCTCCTTGCATTATTTTCATTGATGAAATCGATGCTGTTGGACGTAATCGTAATGCTGGCATTAGTGGCGGTAACGATGAACGTGAGCAGACTTTAAACGCTCTACTAGTAGAAATGGATGGCTTTAATGACAACGAAGGTATCATCATCATCGCTGCGACAAATCGTGTGGATGTGCTTGATCCTGCCTTGCTTCGTCCTGGCCGTTTTGATCGACAAGTTACTGTATCTAATCCAGATATTGTTGGGCGCGAGAAAATTCTAAAGGTTCATAGTAGAGCAGTTCCACTAGGAGCAGATGTTGATCTTAGAACTGTTGCTAAGGGAACACCAGGTTTCTCTGGCGCTGATCTGGCCAATCTTGTGAATGAAGCAGCATTGCTCGCTGCTCGCCGTTCTAAGAGAATTGTTACAGCAAAAGAATTTGATGATGCTCGTGACAAGATTCTTATGGGCGCAGAACGTAGATCTCTTCTTATGTCTGAAGAAGAAAAGAAAATGACTGCTTATCATGAAGGCGGACATGCTCTTGTTTCTCTGAACATGGAAGGTTCTGTTCCTATTCATAAGGCAACAATTATTCCTCGTGGACGTGCGTTAGGTATGGTTCAGTCTCTACCAGAACGCGATCAGATTTCTCAGTCTTATAAGGAAATGATTGCTTATCTTGCAATGGCAATGGGTGGCCGTGCAGCAGAAGAGTTAGTTTTTGGCGAGGAGAATGTTACTTCTGGCGCAGCTGCTGATATTCAACAGGCATCAAAGATCGCTCGTGCTATGGTTACTCAGTATGGATTTTCGCCATTAGGTAATGTAGCATATACTGAACCTAATTCAGATGTGTTTCATGGACCAAAGGTTTCTGAAGAAACTCAGCGACTTATTGATCTTGAAGTAAAGAAAATTATTGATACTGCATATGCTACTGCCAAGGGTATTCTAACTAAAAAGAGAAAGCAGTTAGACACTCTTGCTAAGGGTTTGCTTGAATACGAAACACTATCAGGTCAAGAAATTCTAGATCTGTTAGATGGAAAGGTGCCGCTGAGGGATTGATTCCCTCAGCTTTTTATTATATACTAATGTTGCATCTGTGGGACTATGTCCGGATGCGTTTTATGGAGGATAAATGTTTTATACAAATGTATTTCAACGTGGAAATCGCATGTATGTGCGAGGTTTTGATAAAGGTTTAAGATATACTGATGTTGTAAATTACAAACCATATTTGTTTATTGCAAAGCAGAATGGTAAATATAAAACTCTTGATGGTAAACCAGTAGAGAAACTAGAGTTCGACTCAATCACTGAAGCTAGGGATTTTATCAGTCGTTATGACCAGGTTTCTAATATGGAAATTTATGGTCTAACGACGTTTCCTTACTTGTATATTTTTGACATATTCAAGGGCGATATCGATTACGATCCTAAACTTGTTAACGTTGCAACAATAGATATTGAGTGTGCTGCCGATGAAGGTTTCCCAGATATTCAAAAAGCTGATAAGCCAATTACCGCAATTACTTTGCGTAGTCGCAATCGTAACTTTGTATTTGGTTGCGGAGAGTTTAACAGCGACGACCCAAATACACATTACATCCAGTGCAAAGACGAATACCAACTTATTCAACAGTTTCTCGAATGTTGGGAAGGGCTAGATCTAGACATAATAACAGGTTGGAATATTGAGTTCTTTGATATACCGTACACTGTTAATCGTATTAAAAATCTTTTTAATGAAAGAGAAGCTAAACGCTTATCGCCATGGCGCATTCTCGATGAAAAGATTGTTGAGTTTCGAGGAAAGGAAAACCAGTCTTATAATCCTGCTGGAATATCCGTTCTTGATTATTACCAACTATATCGTAAATTTATGTTTGGCAATCAAGAATCCTATAAACTGGACTTTATTGCACAAGTTGAACTCGGCGAAAAGAAAATCGACTATTCAGAATATGGTAATCTTTTGGAACTATATAAGAACAACTTCCAAAAGTTTATCGAGTATAATATTCACGATTGTGTTCTGGTTGATCGTTTAGATGATAAGTTAAAGTTTCTCGAACAAACTATGGCGTTGTCATATGATGCTAAGGTTAACTACCCTGATGTTATGACAACTGTGCGACCATGGGATATTATTATTCATAACTATCTCCTAGAAAAGAATATCGTTATTCCTTCTTTGAGAAAACAACTTATGGAAGGTTCTTTGATTGGCGGTCATGTTAAGGAACCTAAGATTGGTTTGAGTAAATGGGTTGTTTCTTTTGATTTGAACAGCCTGTATCCTCATCTTATTATGCAATATAATATCAGCCCAGAAACATTCGTAACTAAAATTCCTTTTCCTTCAGTTGATGAATTGTTACGTGGCACTTTTGAGGTTGATAAGTTCAATAAAGAATATTCACATGCAGCCAATGGCTGTTTGTATCGCAAAGATCATCAGGGTTTCTTACCTGCATTGATGGAGCGTATGTATAATGACCGTACCAAGTATAAGAAATTAATGATCGAAGCCAAGCAGCGTTATGAGAAAAATCCTAACTCAGAAGATGAGAAGTTAGTTGCTCGTTATCATAATATGCAGATGGCCAAAAAGATTCAGCTAAACTCAGCTTACGGTGCGTTGGCGAATCAGTTCTTTCGTTGGTTCAGTTTCGATCATTCCGAAGCAATTACTATGTCCGGTCAGTTATCCATTCGTTGGATTGAACGTAAGGTAAACGAATTTATCAATAAGCTATTGAAAACTGATAAAGTTGATTATGTTATTGCATCAGATACTGATTCTATCTATGTTGAAATGGATGCTCTAGTAGCACACCTAGATACTAATGATGAATTGAAAATTGTTGATGCGATTGATCAATTCTGCGAACAAAAGATACAACCTTATCTTGATAGATGTTATGATGAACTTGCGGTTTATATGAACTCCTATCAACAAAAGATGAAAATGAAGAGGGAAACAATTGCGAACAAAGGTATTTGGCGTGGCAAGAAAATGTATATCCTCAACGCTTGGAATGTTGAAGGCGTACAATATGCTGAACCCAAACTCAAACTCCAGGGTATTGAGGCGGTACGTTCGAGCACTCCGAAGGCGTGTCGAGAAAACATTAAAAGATGTCTCTCGATAATTATGAATGGCACTCAAGAAGAGCTTCATGAGTTTATTAAGCAGTTTCGTGAAGAGTTTCTAACATTGCCTTTTGAGGATGTTGCCTTTCCACGTGGTGTGAAAGGAATGTACAAATATATTGACAAGTCTATAGTTTATAAGAAGGGAACGCCAATTCACGTCAAAGGCGCATTGATATTCAATCACATTCTAGATAAGAATAAATTGAAAAATGTTCCTAGAATTTCAGATGGTGATAAAATTAGATTTGCTTATTTGAAGACACCTAATCCTCTCCAAGAATCAGTAATTGCAGTTCCTGACGAACTTCCAAAGGAATTGATTCATCTAGATAAGTATATTGATCGCGAGACACAATTCAACAAATCGTTCTTGGAACCGCTTAATTCCATCACTGATGTTATTAACTGGTCAACAGAACAAAAATCAACACTAGAGGACTTTTTCTCATGACAGAACTAGAGGACAATGATTTCGAATTCGACTTCGGTTTTACTTCAGAAGACGAATTGAAAGCAGGAGAGTTAGAATTACAAGATCAGCTAGGAAATACTCAAGTAAAACTAGAGGGTCTACGTAAGATGATTATGCCACTTCTATTAAATCTAAAAAAGAATCCTGATAAAGATATTATTAAATGGAATGGCGCTGATCGAGTAAAAAATATTGATGCGTTCATAAAAAAGATGGATGCTTATATTAAGAGTTGACTTATACAAAAATACATAGTATACTAAAAATACAATATACACGGAGAAATACATGTCACTGAAAGAACGTTTGATTAAAAACAGTACGATAGATTATACTTCCACGCTTACAGATTCCAAGATTTATACAAAGAAAGATATGATCCAGACGCCAGTGCCTATGATCAATGTGGCATTGTCAGGATCTATTGATGGTGGTATTACTCCTGGACTGACAATGCTAGCAGGTCCATCGAAGCACTTTAAAACTGGATTTGCTCTACTTCTGGCATCTTCGTTTCTTAAGAAGTATCCGGATGGTGTTATTCTTTTCTATGATTCAGAGTTTGGCACGCCACAGTCATACTTTACTAAATTCAAGATTCCTCTCGACTCGGTTGTTCATACACCAATTACTGATGTTGAAGAACTAAAGTTTGATCTTATGAAGCAGCTGAAAGAAATTACTCGTGATGATCAAGTTCTGATTATTATTGATTCTATTGGTAATCTTGCTTCTAAGAAAGAAGTCGAAGATGCATTGAACGAAAAATCAGTTGCTGATATGTCACGTGCCAAGCAGCTAAAATCTCTATTCCGAATGATCACTCCTCATCTTACGTTGAAAGATATTCCCCTTGTGGCGGTTAATCATACTTACAAAGAAATTGGTATGTTTCCTAAAGATATCGTTGGTGGTGGAACTGGTGCTTATTATGGCGCTGACAATATTTGGATTCTAGGTAGACAACAGGATAAAGATGGCACAGAGATTCAGGGATATCATTTCGTTATCAACGTTGAAAAATCTCGTTACGTCCGCGAAAAATCTAAAATCCCAGTTACTGTCTCTTATGAAGGCGGCATTAATCGTTGGAGCGGTCTTCTCGATATTGCCCTCGAAGGCGGTTATGTGGCTAAACCAAAAGTTGGGTGGTACGCCGTCGTGGATAGGACGACTGGGGAAGTTTCTGGAAAGAACTTCAGAGCGGCTGATATTGTGGACAGTAAAGAATTTTGGATGACAATATTCAAAGATACTGATTTTGCTGCATACATCAAACGCAAGTATTCGCTTGACACTGAAGGAACTTTAGTTTATGATGATGAGGCAGAAGGGGAGTAATAAATATTCATGAGCATTGAAAGAACAATTCTATCAAATTTATTGTTCAATGACGAGTATGGTCGCAAAGTAATCCCATTTCTAAAATCAGAATACTTTCAGGATTATAATGAAAAGGTTGTATTTGACCTAGTTGATGATTATGTTAGGAAGTATAACTCATTTCCTTCTATTGAGGCTTTGGCCATTGACCTGTCTAATAAAGAAGGTCTAAACGAACAGTTGTTCAAGATTGCTAAAGAGATAATATCGAGTCTTGAACATGATTCACAAACTAAATTGGACTGGCTACTAGATCAAACTGAAAAGTTTTGTCAAGATAAAGCACTATATCTTGCGATCATGAAGTCAATCCAAATTATGGATGAAAAAAATGGATCTATCTCCAAAGGCAGTATACCGTCAATTCTTACTGACGCTCTCGGTGTCTCTTTTGATACCCATATTGGTCATGACTTTTTGGCTGATAGCGATGAGAGATACGAATTCTACCATCGTAAAGAGAAGAGAGTTCCTTTCGATCTTGACTACTTCAACGTCATCACAAATGGTGGTCTCCCTAACAAAACTCTCAACATCGCATTGGCCGGTACTGGCGTTGGTAAATCCTTATTCATGTGTCACTGTGCCGCAGCAAATCTTACCAAAGGACTTAACGTCCTGTATATCACACTCGAAATGGCAGAAGAACGCATCGCAGAACGTATCGACGCAAACCTACTAGATACTGCTGTTGATGAACTAGAACTTATGCCCAAGCAGTCGTATGACACTAAGATCAATCGGTTGAAAGAAAAGTATACAGGTAAGTTGATTATCAAGGAATATCCTACTGCTTGTGCAGGTTCTGCTAATTTTAGACATCTGTTGAATGAACTACGTATTAAGAAAAATTTCGAACCAGATATTATCTATGTTGATTATCTGAATATTTGTTTGTCATCGAGGATCAAGCATGGAGCCAACGTCAATTCTTATACCCTTGTCAAAGCAATCGCAGAAGAGCTCCGTGGGTTGGCAGTTGAGTACGACGTCCCTATCGTCTCAGCAACTCAAACAACTAGAAGCGGCTATTCGAACTCAGACGTGGGACTGGAAGATACATCGGAATCCTTTGGACTCCCAGCCACAGCTGATTTTATGTTTGCACTCATCTCCAGTGAAGAACTTGAAAGTCTCAGCCAGATCATGGTTAAACAGCTCAAGAATCGTTATTCTGATCCTGGGAGTAATCGTAGGTTTGTGCTTGGGATTGACCGTAGCAAAATGCGATTATACGATGTTGAACAATCTGGTCAAGATGGATTGGTTGATGATCGCCCAGTGATGGATAAGGGCAAGTTCATGGAGGAAGAAAATGAACGTGGAAGGCCAAAATCAAGGTTTGATCGAAGCAAGTTCGAAGGATTTAAGTGATAAGAAGTTTAGATTAATGATGGCAGAGGAAATATGGATGTTAGTTAAAGGAGTACCAATTCCTGATAGTTATTCCGAAGAGGATAGGCTGCATATCTTTGAAAGATATTACCATCGGGCTTCGGCGCAACGACAAGGAGAATAAATGATAGTTTGTTCCTGTAACTACATAGATACAGCAGATATAAAGGCTGTTCTAAACTGTGCTACAGAACCAAATGAACAACAAGTTCTGAATATGCTTGCTTGGACTCCGGAGTGTTCTTATTGTAAAGAACTTATCTTGGGTGAAATTCGTAAATGTATCAAGGAGATTAATCATGGCGCTTGACTATAAAATCATTGAAAAAGATGGTAAGTTTCATATTGAAGAAAAGGCTACTGAACACATTATTAAAACCTTTGATACTCGTGAAGAAGCAAAAAAAGTTATGAAATTTTTGAATTTAGGTGGTGGTTTCGCGGGTTTTACACCATCGTTTATACTAAATAATGTTAGCAAAAATATGTTGTCCACATAGTGGAAGCGGCACGAGCCTAACAAAGAAAGGGCCACGGAATAGTCTGGAGAAAACGGTGGGGTTCCGCCAGACCATATTGTTGCTAGAAGAAATTCGGGGCGAGTCGAAAGGCTCGCCCTTTTTGCATTTATAAATACAAGAAATAATTCTTCATACGAGGTCAACAATGATATCATTCTCTAATTTCCTGACTGAAGGAAGAAAAGCTGAATTTGAACTAAAAAACACTGAAGATGCTAAGGGCAAACTCTTTGAAATTTTAGCAGGTTCTTATCTTTTACATGGATCTCATCCTCAAACAGGAATGCCCAAAAAGTTCCTAGAGCATTATAGAGACGAAGACGGCTTCAGACCTCAAGAAGTTCATAACAAAATTAAAACAGCATTAGAAAAATTATCCCCTGGAATGTATGAAGACGTTGTCAAACATTCTCAACAAGCAGCTGAACATTTAAAAGAGCAATTAGCAAATAGGGGCGTCCAAAACGTCCATCATTTAGCTTGGACTTCTCAAAAAGGCGATCATGAGAGATTTACTGGTGTTGATGATCCCAATTCAGACGCTGACTTAATGGTAAAAGGTTCGGACCAAGGCGGTAAGATGCTAGACCCAATTGGTCTTAGTATGAAGTATGGTAAGCAAAAAGATCCAAACTTAAGAGGTAATGGTCTAGATGCTCTGGAAAAAATTGCTGGTCTTAAAAAAGGTGATCTTGAAGGTTTAAGAGAATCTCATTACGATCATATTAGAAATCTTGGTTTGGCTACTGGTAAAGCAGGTGACGCTGAGTATAAAAGTTTAGCTAAAGAGAATCATCCAACTGCAGCCTCTATTGATGAACACTCATTAAACACACAAAAAGAAATGTCCAGAAGATTCACTGAAGGACTCGCTAAACATTCTTCGGATAAATTAAGAGAATCTATAAAAAATATTATCTCACCAGAAACAAAATATCTTCATATAAGACATCACACACAAGTTAATAATAATGGCACAGTCAATCACGAGACTCATGATATTCAAGATCATGCAAATAATGTGTTAAATAACTTTGAAGAGTTTAGAGTGAGACCTCACACAGGCGGAATATCTACGGTAATAGAGGGCAGAAGAAGAGGCTCTGATGGCTTTGAAAAGGCCATGGAAATTGGCATGAAAAAGACCAGAACATTTTCTGGTAGAGGGTTCAACTCTTTCACCAAAGCTCCTATGTTGAGAGAAGGTAGAAAAACCAAAACAAGTAAATCTACAACTCCAGAAATAAAAGCAGCGCCAACTAAAGTTAAAAAAACTCCTAAACCTGCAGCGGCAAATGTAAACACCGGAGAGTTTGGAGTAGTAAGGGGCGAAGGACCAAGCCAAAACGTTCCTCCTAAACATTATCAGGCATACGTAGATAGAAGTTCTCACATGGGATATCAGGATTCAGGAATATGAGAATAGATTTTAAAACATTTTTAGCAGAACAAGAAGAAGTAAAAGGCAAAGCATTAAAACACCTTCGACACATTGAAGATTATGTCATTCATGGAGGTCACGAAGGCGTAGCAACTGCAGATGAGCATCTCCGTGGTATGCATGATATGTTACTTGGTAAGAAATCAAGTTTACATGCTTCTACAAAATATGATGGAGCTCCTTCTATTGTATTTGGTCAACATCCTGAAACTGGCCAATTTTTCGTAGCTTCTAAATCGGCTTTCAATAAAACCCCAAAAATTAATTATACAGATGAAGACATTGAAAACAATCATGGCCATGCTCCAGGATTAGTTGAAAAACTAAAACAATCTCTAAAACATCTTCCTAATATTATGCCACGCGAAGGTGGTGTATATCAGGGAGATTTAATGCATACAGAAGGCGACGCAGTTACTAAAAATGGTAAAACTTCTGTTACTCCTAATACCTTAACATACTCAGCTCCTGCAGATTCTGCAGAGGGTAGAAATATGAATAAGAAACTTGGTGTTGTTGTTCATACAAAATATGCCGGTAAAGGCGGTTTAGGGAGTATGTCTGCGCAACCACTTGATGCTAAAACACGTGCTAAGTTTAAAGAACATCCAGATGTTAATAATATAGATCCGACAATTGATGTCAATTCTTCCAACTATAGTCCAGAAGAACAAAAAGCATTCTTAAATCATATGGACAAAGCTAAGAGAATCTATTCTTCTATGAAACCAGAAGCATTGGAAGCATTGGATGGACATGGAGAAAATTTAGAAGCACATGTCAATAGTATGATTAGAACTGGCGGTGAACCTTCAGTTCAAGGTTATATGGATCATTTGACTGCTCGTCATCAGAAAGATCTAGACAAAGTTAAGACAGACGCTTCTAAGCAGAAAAAGATTCAAGCTCATGGCGAAGTGCTTTCTCATATTAGTAACAATAGAGAACACTTTGATAGAGCGTTACAGCTTCATAATCATTTACAAAGTGCTAAAAATGTATTGACTAATGTTCTGGCTAAAAATGTTCCATATGAACATAGTGTTGCTGGTGAGCATACTGGTCCAGAAGGAACAGTTGTTGTCGACAAAAAAGGCAACGCTTCAAAGTTCAACAATAGAAGAGAATTTAATCGCCTAAATTTCTTGAAGGGCGCATTCCAAAAACAGCAGGTAGCAAATGCAGAAGCTCAACTTCAGTAATTACTTTCTAGCAGAAGCTGATAAAGCAACTCATGTCATGACATTCATGAGAGCCAATCCTCCAACGATTGGCCATGAACGTGTTGTCAATCATGTTATGGATCTTGCTAAGAACTTCGATGCTGGTCATAGTATAGTATTATCACATTCCTTTGATGGCGATAAAAACCCATTGACTGCTGAGCAGAAACTAAGACATGCTAAATTAGCTTTTCCTGGCTCAAATGTTTCAACTTCTTCTCCTGAATCGCCAAGTCTATTATATCATGCATCAGATTTACACAAAAAAGGCGTAAAGAACCTTCATCTAGTTGTTGGTCAAGATAGAGTAGATCAGTTTCAACAGCTGTTATCAAAATACAATGGTCAAGAAGGAACACATGGCTATTTTAATTTTGATAATATTTCTGTTCATTCTGCTGGCGGTAGAGATCCGGACGCTGAAGGCATTGAAGGTGTTTCGGGCACAAGTCAAAGAAAACATGCTCGCTCTGGTAATTTTGAGAACTTCAGAGCAGGAGCGCCAAGTCGTATGTCAGACGAACAAGCAGCTTCTCTTATGAATGATATTCGTAATGCACAAGCACCTGCAAAACCAACCAAGCCAAAGAAATTAAAAGAACAAGTAACAACTGCTGATGCCAGAGGGTTTGGATATGTTACTGGTGATCCAGCGGTCGATAGTTCTGTTACAACTAATGATGTTGATGCAACGTTTTTTCGTGGCAATTTAAAAAATAGCATCAAACAATCAGAAAATCCTTTGGCTAAGATGTTAGGTTTTAAGGCGTTTGATCCAGATAAGATGAATTTTAGAGATAAAACCCTATCTTACTATGAAGCGGATCCTAACGGCGATCCACTAAAGACCAGAAAGAAAAAGTAATGGCACAGTTTCGTAAAGACACACATCAGTTTTTAAGCGACAATAAAACTTTATTTGAAGTTGTGCAAATTGCTGACCAATATGGAAATATGGTTGGCGCTGCTAATCCTTCTGGAGTTGCAGTTGATGCTTTTGGAAGAGCCAGAGTTTCAACTCCTCTAACGCTTTTTGATTCTTCTCATCGTTATCGCGATAATAATTTATGGTCTACTTCAAATACTGCTGGTGCAACTTATGCCTTTTCTAATAACGAAGGTCTAATAAACCTTAATTTAACAACGGCCAACAATGCTGAGATTATTCGTGAAACAACTAAAGTTTTCTCTTATCAACCTGGCAAATCATTACAAATTCTGCAAACATTTGTCATGCAGCCAAAAACAAATGTTCGTCAGCGTGTAGGATATTATGGCGCTAACAATGGCATTTATCTTGAGGTGGCAGGTAATACAGCATATTTGGTTGAAAGG